GACCAGCTTTTACAAAATGACCCATCAGCAACCTGGACTTTTGGTGATCCTATTTATTTTAATGAAACTTTAATGGTTTTTTGCACAGTATCAGCTATGGGCAAATCTATGACTTGTCAGATGCCTGTTATAGATTCTCGGAACAAAGCTATACCTAATCCAAATGCAATGGATGTTAATACAGCAATGATGCGCTGTCTTACAAAGTGTATCAGTCTGTTTGGTATTGGGCTATACATTTATGCTGGCGAAGATTTGCCTACAGAAGAACCAGTTGATCTTAGAGAACAAGCCGATATTTGGTGTTTGGCTATTGATAAAGCGGAGAATATTGATGAACTTAAAGCAATCTATGGTAATGCCTATCACCAACTCTCAAAAGATAAATCAGCAGTCGCTAAGATTTCCGATGCCAAAGATGCCAAAAAAGCCCAGCTTGGAGCTTAAAGCTCTATTTGATTCCATACTTATAAAAAAGAAAGAAGCTAGAAAATGAAAGCATTTCCAAGACCAAACACTATACATCCTAATGATTTAGGAATGGATTTAAGAGATTATTTTGCCTCTAAAGCTATGCCGTTGGCTTTTAAAGTTTGGGAAAATTATCACAACAGCGAAGAAAATGATGAAACTTACAAAACTAGCAATTTTCAACTAGATGGAAATTATCAAGAATTAATTGCTGAAACAGCTTATGAAATGGCTGATGCTATGTTAAAAGCTAGGGAAGAGCAACTATGACTACATTTACTACAGAAGATAGAGTTGCCGTATATGGCGGCATTGATCAAGGCTCTGAGGAATGGCTAAAGATTCGCCTAGGCAAAGTAACGGCTAGTGGTGTTGCTGATGTATTAGCTAAGACAAAAACTGGTGTATCGGCTTCTAGAGGCAATTACTTAATCAAGTTGGCTATTCAAAGGGTAACTGGTGTTGTTGAGGAAAGTTTTACAAATGATGCAATGCAATGGGGCAAGGACAATGAAGCCCAGGCTAGAGTTGCTTATGAAGTAGCTTCAGGTAATTTTGTAGATCAGATTGCATTTGTAGATCATCCAGCAATTCAATGGTTTGGAGCTAGTCCTGATGGGCTTGTAAACAATGATGGGCTTGTAGAGATTAAATGCCCTAATTCAGCTACACATTGGTCTTACATCAAAGACGATGGGCCTCCTACCAAGTATTACATTCAGATGCAAGCTCAAATGGCTTGCACAGGCAGAAGCTGGTGCGACTTTGTTTCTTATGATCCAAGGATGCCTGAAAGAAGTCAATTATTTATTAAGCGAGTAATGCGAGAAGATGCTTATATCGCTGAAATGGAATCAGAAGTTAAGAAGTTTTTGGATGAAGTGGCAGTAGAAGTTAATTTAATGAAAGGTAGTTAAAAATGGCAATTCGTTACTATGTAAAAGCCCCTGTTTCGGAATATACCGATAAAGACGGCACATCTAAAAAGCGTTATCAAACTATTGGAATCGTCACCGAAACCAAAAAAGGTGATTTGATGATTAAGCTGGAAATGATTCCATTTTTAGGACTAAAAGAAGGCACTTTATGGGCCTACTTAAATGTTCCTGAAGATAAGCCGCAAAGCCCTTCTTTGCAACAAATTGATGAAGATATTCCATTTTAAGGAGTAAGTGATGAAAAAAGTAATCGGAGCTTTTTTATTATTAGGATTGGGTGCTTGTTCAAGTCCAGGCGGAGTTAAATACACAACAGATGCCGCACCACAAACGCTATATATTGATCCTGCGGTTCAAGCCCTTTCAAGGACTGAAACTATTCAAGCCAGCAAAGAATGTGAAGCTGGCGGTATGCAACCATTGGTTATATATGGAAAACGCAGGATTGGTAATTCAGCACTCAGCAATGATATTCCTGTGGAAGTTATTTGCACTACACGCTGGGACTTGATACAAAGGAGCTATGCAAAACATGACTAGAGAACAAATGGCATTTCAACTATTGCGCCTTATGATTGCTCATGATTGGAAATTTGATATTGGAGTTAAAGATTGGGACACCCAAGCTGTAGAAAGGGCCTTTAGGATTGCTGATTTATTTATTAAAGAAAGCGAGATTACAAATGTCTAGAAACTTAAACGAGCATATTTGGACTGCGGCTGGAACTGATATTACAATTCGTTGGAAAATAAATGGTTGGATTGCGCCATCGGAACAACAGGTTTACAAAGATAAATGGCAATATTATCAAAATTTACCTTTGCGACAATTAGATGATGCTGCCAAAGAACAATATGAAGCAGTTTTAAGGAAAGCTAAAGTAGTGAGGCTTAAATGAACAATGAACCAGTAGCGTGGACTGCGTGTTTAGATTGTGGCAAAAGAGTTACAGGCGATTCTATTCACACTTGTTCGCCACAATTAAAGACACTAACAGATGAGGAAATAAACGAAGTTGTTTGGCAACAAAATTTATTGATTAGTAATGATGGTTTAAGAGATTTTGCTAGAGAAATACTAAAAAAGGCACAAGAGAAATGACAGAAGAAAATATACCTTTTGCTGGCAATATGAAAGTACCTTCAGATGCTTGTGAAGAAGCTTTCTTTGCCTTGTACCCTGATTTTTTCTATGAAGGCTCTACTTCTTTGATGCTTTGGACACAATCTTGGCAAGCCGCTTTAGATTGGGTTCAAGAAGATACACCAAGAATTCAGCTTATTTAGACTTAGGATGAGCCTTATCCATAGGCTCTTTCTCATGCTTTCTTAATTCTCTTTTAAGCTCAAAAACACCATTACGCAAAGTAATCATTTCTTTATCTTCACGATTTTGCATGGATTTTGATTCTTTTTCTTGTTTCATTTTAAACTCCTAAAATATCCATTGCTTTATGGATTCTTTCAATTCTATCGTTTAAACCAATAAGACCGCCATTAATACGCTTAGTAATAGTAGTCCAATCTTCATTATCAGCAAGCGCATTTAAACCTTTTTTATTAAAGAACCAGCCAGCCGACATACAAGCCCATTTAGGCTCTAAAAGAAGCTCAGGGTGCTCTGCAAATGGCTGTCCTAAAGCATCGCCACACACAGTCACATTAGAACGGCCTGTAAGCTGTACGAGTCCCCTTCCATGAAACCGCCAACCATCACCATCTTGAGTGTTGCCAAGGTCTGCTCTGCCGCCATAAACCTTGTTTGCAATGGCTTCAGGATTATTGGCATACTTTTCAGCAGTAGCGGCATCAGGGAATCTAGAAGGCCATACACGCATTAAAGCACCAGCGTTGTAATGTAGGTTTTCTTCAAGCGTTTTAAAGTTATTGGATTCATGTCCACATTGACCAATAAAAGCGGCTTGTCTAGTAGGTGTATTTATTTGATATTTAGCAAAAGTATCATTTAAAGGCTGAAGCCATTTGGAGTCTATTCCAAGGTTTTGTAATTGCTGTTCATTCATTGAATTGCATCATATTGTTTATAACAGGCTTGTAAAGCTACTCTGATGGTATCGGCTCTAGCAGATTCCCTTGCAAGAAACTCGCTGTCCTCTGCGTAAAGCTGGCTTCCATTACAGGCTTTGGAAGATTGTCCATTGTTGGCTTGATCGGTGCGACTACTACGCTTCCGCAACTCACTAATAGCATCGACAAGCTGATTGTTAATATTACGGATTTGAGCATCTTTTGTTTTCCTTATTTCATCGGTTGCCAGTTGTGCTTCATGCTCTTTCTTTTGAGCTTCAGTTATCTGGTCAGCTTTATATTGTGCAAAACGACTAGCCTCAAAACTATAGCCCATATACCAAGAACCAGCCAAAGCAATAACGACTGCACCAATCTTAATCCAAGTAATTATGGGCAAAGGAAACATTACACAATCCTTGGGCTAAAAGCAAAAGTAGCAGGGTAATCATGGATCAAGGCTGTATTGTCATGCCATTGGTCAGGAGTAATAAAAGCAGGATCTACTAATGCTCTAATGTTCCAGCCTAAATTCAAATATAGGGTTTTGCCAAAAATGGGCTTAAACAACACATATTGAAACAAACCATGACCTTTTACCAATAAATGTCCAGGATGGGTTTCATCACAATGCAAATCGCCTGAATAGCTCATTCCTGTAGAGCCATCAAAAGTCTTTACTGCAAAGCCGTAGAAAGGATTTCTCCATAGCCAATGGCATTTTGACCACCAGCTAGGTGGAAATAAAGATTCAAAAGTATGGTCACCATCTAAGCTGTTGTCTGGAGTTTGAAACCATGACAAAAACTTAAATAATCTTGGCCCATTTCCTTGCTTTGTAGCGTTATCTAGCCAACCTACTTGATTAGACTTAAATAGCACGATTAATGGTGCTAATGGGTAAGTTAACGCTGTGCCAATTAGATTAATAATGACTAAAAATGGATATAAGATATAGCTCATTCTATAGGCCCAGTAGTGTAAAAGCGCAATATAGCAACAATAATACCGATACCAACCAAAATAATTCCATAATATTTGTCGCTAATTACACTTTGTAAATAAGAAAAGTTATCAAAAACAGCACCAAATATTACTAAAGCTAAAGAGAACCACATAGTTCTCGATTGGCGCATCCGTTTCATTTTCTGACAAAAAATATATCAGTAAGAAAACTAATGATGCCTCCAACTACTGAAGCAACACCCATCAATGCCCATAATGAACCTTTTGACCTTTCAGCCATAGCTAAAAGTAACTCAATCTTTACTTCCATCTTGTCCATTTTAATGTTCATTTCTTCTAGTTTTTTTTCATTATTTTCGACAGTATTCCAAAGAATTCCATACTTAACTGGGTCTAGCTCAAAGGACATTAAATTCTCCATCAAGTTTTCATTATGTAAGCCAAGGAATAATACAAAGGAGTATTAGTTCCAACGCTTGTCATAACTCCTGAAGAAGCAAATCCGCCAGTAGCATTGACTGAAAATGTATTTCCTGAACCAACTACAAAGCTATCTTGTAGATTAGGAGTGCCGTTTTGTCCATTACATAATACATAACCACTAGGAACTGTGGAAACTGCACCTGACCATACCAAAATTGCACCTGATGGCACATTTGCTAGTGCCGCAGAAGATGGAATACCAGCAATATTATCGTAGGTATAAAGCGTTACATTGGCAGAAGTGGCTAATACAAACTTATAAGATGTTCCTGAAGTTAGCCAAATCTCTGTTGGTGCAATACCATTTACACCTAAAACAATAGGATTGGCACAAGCAATATCTCCAACAGAGCTTGTATAGCTTGCTAATGGAGTTGAAGAACCAGCTTGATAAGTATATAAAAGTCCACCAGCCAAAGGCAAAGTGTCAGCACCTAAAAATGGTGTCATTGAGTTGCCGATAGGCGATAGTAAGACTGTCATTATTATTTACCTTTTTGCAAATATTGTGTTTCATAAGCTAATGGCAATTTACCCATACCAAGCTTAGAAGGAGCTTCTAATAGTGAACGCAAAGGCACATTTTGCAATCCTTCTCGCAAATATTTGCCAGCCACACCTTGAGATGTTAATGCTTTTTGTAATACTTTTGGAAGAACATAGGCACTTAAACCTAATTTAGCCGCATTGCCAATATCACCTTCTTTTGCATAATCAACAGCCGCTACAGCAGTAGGAATGGCGGCTTGTCCAGCTAATCTAGCAGTTGTTCCGCTATTTGGCATTTTTTCAGGAAGAACTGTTTTTCCAGCATTAGCCAATCTAGCTAATTCAGGATCATCTTGATAAAAAGAGTTTCTTTTTGATTTTGTTGTTAAAGAATTGTATAGTTTAGATGCGCTAACATGACCTTCAGGGTCTTTAAGGGCAACATCTTCAATCTTTTTCATGTTTCCATATTGTTTGTTTGTTAGCTTTAAAAGCTCCAAATCGTCTTTATTACCAATCTTTTTAATAGTATTGGAAAGACCTTCAAACAATTTTTCTCTTAATTCTCCAGCATAATGTCCAGCAGTTCCGCCTTGAGCTTCCATAGCAGAAAGTTGCTGTTTAATTGCTTGATATTGTTTTCCGTCTAAATGACCCATGTTTACTTTAGACTTTTCCATGATGTCATTAACAATG